TTGTTCTACGAGCGCATTCCGCCCGATCTGCTGCGTAAGGGCTCGCCACTGATCTATGCGACGCGCCTGGACACGATGGACGGCTGCGATCGCTTGCTTCAAGAGCCGCTCCACAAGCTGTTCCGCTGGTTCGGGATGCTTAGGAAAGCCGGCAAATTGCCGCCCGAGGATCGCGGTCCGAAACCGCTGGCGGCAAAGCGTGAGACCACGATCAGCCGCGAGCAATGGACGCCGTCGCCGGTCCCTTGGGATCAGGACGCGCCCGCCTACCCACCGCTGCAGGGGATGAACAATGCGAAACCGTGACGCGCTCGCGATCGGCGACCTAGTCGAGTACATCAAGCCGCTGATCGCCGGCAAACCTTCCGAGATCGTCGGTGGCGCCCTCGCCGATTTAGCGGCGATCTGGATTGCCGGCCATGTCGTGCCGAACGATCCGATAATGACGTCGCGCTTGCGCGCCGAGATCCTAGCCACGCACGTCCGCTTTATCGCTGAGCTCGTTGCACTCAATGCGAAGATGATCGGCGCCGAGCTCGCGGCTTCGGAGCCGAAAGGTCGTGCGTGATGCGCCTTCGATACCCCAAGCACACCGACCCGTTCTACACGTCAAAGCGATGGCGTGCGGTGCGGGTGCTGGCGCTCCGTCGTGATCTCTATCGCTGCGTTATATGCGGCGCTGACGTCTCTGCGTCGGGTGCGGCTAGGGTCGATCACATCAAGGAACGCAGCAACCATCCCGACCTCGAACTCGACGTCGACAATCTCCGCACGCTCTGCGTCCTGCACGATCGCCATGCGCACCGGGAGAAGAACGGCCGGCCACAGGCACCAGGCACCGAGCGCATCGTGCGGTTCAAGCTGAAGGGGTGCGACGCGAACGGCTGGCCACTGTGAGCAGCTCGAAAGGTATTTACGGGCGGTCCGTCGAGCAACGACGCAAGGAACTATGCTCGCGTGGTCATTCGCGCCAGGACGCTACCGTCGCGATGAGCTCGGACGGGAAGCCCTACCTGCGGTGCCGACAGTGCGCTCGGGACAACCAGCGCAAGGCAGCGGCGAAAAGGAGGCTCAGCGACGATGCCCTGCCGGTTCTGCAATAAAGTCCGAAGCGTCGTCGGCCTGCCGCCCTTGCCGAGCTCGCCGCGGCCGCCAGGATGGGGCGCCCGAGCGGCGCTGCGGGGGATCCCGATTCAATCTGCGCCGCCGCCGCCGAGGCCGAGGCCCGCCGCCGGCCCCTGCCCCCCTCCTGGGGGGGAGGGCCCCGGTCGGGGTCCGAAGCGGCGATAACCGCCCCCTAGGTTTTCGCGCGTACTCGCGAGTAAATATCGGGGGTTTACTAGATCATTCGGGTCAGCAACCGGACATCTACTCGAGCGATCCGCGATGGTGAAAGGTTGCGACGGGTCGCGCGGCGTTCAGTCGCCGGTTGTGGCGGGTTCAGTCTCCCGAAATACTTTTCCGTTCGCCTGGCGCGTGGCGTCTTCGCCGGTGAACGCCTGCCACCGCTGCACCGTGACATCGACATAGGCCGGGTTTAATTCGATGGCGCAGCATCTTCGCTCGGCCATTTCGGCGGCGATGATCGTCGTGCCCGATCCGACGAACGGGTCATAAACCTGGTCACCCCGGCGCGAGTTATTCTCGATCGGCCGCAGCATGCACTCGACTGGCTTCTGCGTCGAATGACCGGTCTCCGACTTCATCGGTTTGTCGATCTGCCAGAGGGTGGTTTGCTTGTGGCCCCCGACCCAATGACCGGTCGCGCTTTTCCGGACCGCATAGAAAAGGGGTTCGTGCTGCGGATGGTAGTGTCCTCGGGAGATGACCATGTTGTTTTTGGCCCAAACGATTTGAGCCCGGATCATGAAGCCGGCCTTAACCAGCGATTCTGCAACCAGGTCGACCTTCGTCCCGGCATGCCAAACATAGGCAACATCACCTGGGAATAGCTCCCAAGCCTCGCGCCAGTCAGCGCGATCGTCGTTCAACACTTTCCCCACCGCCCGTGCGCCGATGGGCCTAATCACTTTGCCCGTCTTTATCCTTTGCGTGGTCCCGTCGATCGCCCGCCCCGCCTCATTCCGCCAGTTCGCATCGTACTCGACGCCATAGGGCGGATCGGTCACCATCAGGTGCGGCGTGGCGCCGTTCAGGGCCTTCGCAACGGTGTCGGGATCCGTGCTGTCGCCGCAGACGATGCGGTGGCGGCCAAGGATCCAGGCATCCCCGGGCACGGTGACCGGATTGGCTGGCGGCTCGGGGACCTCGTCGGGATCAGTGAGTCCGGCCTTGCGGCCAAAGATGCTCGCGACCTCGGTGTCGGGAAACCCGAGCATGGAAATGTCGAATGCCTGGTCCTGTAGATCGGTGAGCTCGACGCGCAACAAGTCAAAGTCCCAGCCGGCGTTGAGCGCCAACTGATTATCGACCAAGGTGTAAGCCTGCTTTTGCGTTTCGGACCAGCCGCGCGCGACCATGACTGGCACCGCGTCGTAATTGAGCAGCCGCGCGGCCAGGACCCGGCCGTGGCCGGCGATGATCCTTCCCGCTTCGTCGCAGAGCACCGGCACGGTCCAGCCGAATTGCCGCATTGATCCGGCTACTTGCGCGATCTGCGCGTCCGAGTGGGTGCGTGCGTTGCGGGCGTATGGGATCAGTCGGTCGATCGGCCACGACTCGACCTGTGCCGCCGGCCAAGGAGGTGGTGAGGGCGACGAGGGCTTGGCGGCTGCGCGGGTTTTAGCGACCATGCGCGAAATCATAGCGCCGGGCGCGCGGCGTTGTCACCGCGGAGCCCCCTCGCGCGCGGGCGCGCGCAGGTAGCCGGCCTTGCGCAGAATTCCCGGTTTTGTTAGTCATTCCGGCACCATGCGCGAGGTGCTTCACCAGCGCCTGGTTCTCGATCACATCCAGCGGCGTTTAACAGGTGGGCCACCAACTGCGGTGGACCCTCGCGAGGTGCGTTTGTCGAATAAAGGGCCACGGCCAAAACCCACACATCTGCGTCTGGTGCTCGGCAATCCCAGCCGCCGGCCACTTAATTCCGATGAGCCCAAGCCGGACCCGAAATTGCTGAAAGCACCCGACGAGCTCGGCGCCGACGCCAAGATCGAATGGCGGCGCATGGCGGTCCAACTCTACAACCTCGGCCTTTTGACCGGGCTCGATCGGGCGGCGCTCGCGGCCTATTGCACTTCCTATGGCCGCTGGATTACCGCCGAGCGGGCGCTCGCGAAACAGGCCGAACGCGATCCGCAGACGCAGGCGCTGCTGGTTATGACGAAGAAAGGCAACGTGATTCAAAACCCGCTGGTCGGTACCGCCAACAAGGCGATGGCCGCGATGGTGCATTACGCCGCCGAATTTGGGATGACCCCAAGTGCGCGCAGCAGGATCAAAGCGGAAAGCCCGCGCGGTCAGGTCGACCCGACCGCCAAATACTTCTGATCCGGTCAGCGCCTGGGCGCGATCGGTCCTCGCCGGCAAGGCGGTGGCCGGGCCGCACGTCCGCAATGCCTGCCGCCGGCATTTTCGCGATATAGAAACGGGCCACCATCGCCGATTGACCTGGGACATCAAGGCGGCGCTCCACGCGATCGGGTTCTTCCACGACGTGCTGCGGCTCGCCGGCGGGCAATTCGAGGGCCGCCCCTTTCTGCTGCACCCTTCCCAGCAATTCATCATCGGCAGCCTGTTCGGCTGGAAGCGCGCAGACGGCTCGCGGCGGTTCCGGCGGGCCTACATCGAGCAGGCGAAGGGCTCGGGCAAATCACCGCTCGCGGCCGGCATCGGGCACTATTGCCTGCTGGCCGACCAGGAGCCGCGCGCCGAGGTCTATGCCGCGGCGGCTAATACCGTGCAGGCGATGGTGCTGTTCCGCGATGCCGTCGCCATGCGTGAGCAGTCGCCGCCCTTGTCGAACCGGTTGACACCGTCCGGCAGCAATCCGGTCTGGAACCTCGCCGATCTCGCCACCGGCTCGTTTTACCGGCCGATCTCGAGCGAAGTCCGGCGTTCGGGTTCGGGCCCGCGGCCGCATTGCGCGCTGTGCGATGAGGTGCACGAGCATCCGGACGGGCTGACCATCGAAATGCTCGAACGCGGCTTCAAATGGCGACGGCAGCCGCTCCTGGTCATGACCACGAACAGCGGCAGCGACCGCAATTCGGCCTGCTGGCGCGAACACCAGCACGCGGTGCGCGTAGCAGCCGGCACGATGTCGCCCGACGAAGCGGCGACCTTTGTCGGTGACGTGGTAGACGACGAGACTTTTTCTTTCGTCTGTTCGCTCGATCCGGACGACGACCCGCTCGAAGATCCGGCTTGTTGGGAAAAGGCGAACCCGCTGCTCGGCGTCACCGTCACGGCGGATTATCTCGCCAGCGTCGTGCGCCAGGCCAAAGCTATCCCCGGCAAGCTCAACGGCATTCTGCGGCTGCACTTCTGCCACTGGACCGATGCCGAGAGCTCATGGATGAGCCGCCCCGCGCTTGAGCAAGTGCTCGCGGATTTCGACCCGGCCGAGCATTTCGGCGAGACGGTCTATATCGGCGCCGATCTGTCGGCGACCCGCGATCTGACGTCGCTCGCCTTCGCGGTGCCGACCGGGATGGTCGAGGTCGAGCGGGAGGACGGCGTATCGCTGCAGCCGACCTTCGATTGCTGGGTCGAGTCGTGGACGCCGCAGGCGACCCTCGCCGCGCGGGCGCTGCAGGACGAGGCGCCCTACGAGGTGTGGGTCCGACAGGGCCACCTCACCGCCACGCCGGGGCAGCTGGTGCGCATGGACTTCGTCGCGGCCCGCGTCGCCGAGGCGCAGAACGACTATCGCGTCGACACCCTGGCCTATGACGCCTATGCGTTCCGGCGCCAGTTCGAGGCCGAGCTCGACGCGCAAGGCGTCACCGTGCCGCTGGTTGAGCATCCGCAGGGCGGCAAGCGCAAGGCGGCCGAAAGTCAGTTGTGGATGCCGGGCTCGGTCAAGGCGCTCGAAGCGCTGATCCTTGAGCAGCGCATCAGGATCCTCCGCAACCCGGTCACGATCAGCGCCATCATGTCGGCGACGACCGAGTCCGATCCGTTCGACAATCGCTGGTTCTCGAAGCGCAAGGCACTCAACCGGATCGACCCGCTGGTCGCGCTGGCGATGGCGATCGGCGCGGCAACTGCCGGGGTCTCGGCGACGCCCGAGTACGGCGTGTTTTTTGTGAGCTAGCCACATGCAAACAACAATGCTCCCGAACCGCGCCTATAGCGTCATCCGCATCAAGTCGGTTCGGGAGGATCAGCGCGTCATCGAGGGCATCGCCTCGACACCGACTGTCGATCGCGAGGGCGACATCATCGAGCCGATGGGCGCCAAGTTCTCATTGCCGATCCCGCTGCTGTTCCAGCACCGCGCCGCCGAGCCGGTGGGCGAGGTCACAACCGCGAAGGCGACAAAGGACGGACTTTCGTTCGTGGCGAAATTCGCCCAGCTGGACGAGCCCGGGCGACTGAAGGACCGGCTCGATGAGGCTTGGCAATCGGTCAAGATCGGCCTCGTCAAAGGGGTCTCAATCGGCTTCTTGCCGATCGAATACTCCTTCATCGACGACGGTGGCGTCCGCTTCACGGAATGGGACTGGCTCGAACTGAGCCTCGTCACCATTCCCGCCAACCAAGACACCACTATCCAGACCGTCAAATCCATCGACGCCGAACTGCTGGCCGCGATCGGCCGCGAGCAGAGCGGCAGAACGACCCGGCCCGGCGCTACGGGCATCGCACTCCCCGTAGTGAAAGGGCGCCGAACAATGGCCAGGAAGACGATTGCCGAGCAAATCGCCGCTTTCGAGGCGACGCGCCAGGCGAAAGCCGCGCGCATGACTGAGATCATGGACGACAGCAGCGAAAAGGGTGAGACGCTCGACGCGGCGCAGACCGAGGAATACGACGGCCTCGCCGGCGAAGTTAAGTCGATCGACGATCATCTTGTCCGATTGCACGATCAGGAGAAGATGAGCATCGCCGCTGCGAAGCCGATCAACGGCAACACACCGGAAAGCGGCTCAGCAGCGCGCGCCGGCGTCACCGTGACGTCCATGCAACGCCAGTTGCCGAAAGGCATCGCCTTCACGCGCTACGCGATGTGCCTGATGGCGGCGAAGGGGAACATGGATACGGCGCTCAAAATCGCCGAGGCCCGCTATCCCGACATGGACGACATGCACCTGGTGCTCCGGGCCGCGGTCGCGGCAGGCACCACATCGGATCCGGCCTGGGCGGGCCCGCTGGTGCAGTACTCCAACCTGACGAGTGACTTCATCGAGTTCCTGCGGCCGATGACGATCGTCGGGCGTTTCGGGACCGGCGTGATCCCGCCGCTCCGCGCTGTCCCCTTCAATGTCCGCATTCCGCGAGGCACCGCAGGCGGGCACGCTTATTGGGTTGGGGAAGGTCAGCCGAAGCCGGTTACTTCGATGGCGATGGATTCGGTCACGATGCGCTGGGCCAAGGCGGCGACAATCGCCGTCATCACCCAGGAGCTGGCGCGGTTCTCGTCGCCAAGCGCCGAGTCCTATGTCCGCGAAGAACTCAGCAAGGCGATTGCGGAACGGCTCGACATCGACTTCGTCGATCCGGCAATTACCGCGGTCGCCGACACCCGGCCGGCCTCGATCACCAACGGCGTCGTCGCGACACCATCGAGCGGGCCGACTGCCGAGGATGCGCGGGTCGACATCGAGACGCTCTACGGCAAGTTCCTGGCGAACGGCCTGGTGCCGACCAACGGCGTCTGGATCATGAACAACATGACCGCGCTGTCGCTGAGCATGATGCGGAATGCCCTCGGCCAGAAGGAGTTTCCGGACATCAACATGATCGGCGGAACCTTGGAGGGCCTGCCGGTCATCACCAGCGAGTACGTCGCCACTGCCGGCACCCCGGCGGTCAGCAACGTGATCCTGGCCATAGCATCGGAGATCATGCTGGCCGACGACGATGGCGTTACTGTCGATGCCAGCACCGAGGCGTCGCTTGAGATGGACGGCGCCCCGAGCGGCTCCGGCAACTTGGTCAGCTTGTGGCAGACCAACAGCATCGGCATTCGGGCGGAGCGGTTCATCAACTGGCTGAAACGCCGCGCCGGTGCTGTCGAATACTTGTCGGGGGTTGCTTACTCCGGAGCCGTGACGGGCGCGGTCGGCGCCGGCGCCGCGCCCGCGCGGCCGCAAGCGTAGGGCTGGTGCGGCGATCCACAAGGGAAACACGATGGACCTTCTAGCCTTGAGACCGTTTCACTATGGATCGCCGCGCCGTCGCCTGAACCGAGGCGACGCCTTTCGGGCCGTGACCGCGAGAGACTTCAAAGTCCTGGTCGCGGCCGGCCTCGCTCAACCCGGGCAGGCAACTTACGAAACCACCGCGGTCGCGGCGTCGCCCGTCGCCAAACGTGGACGGTTCGCGCCGCTTCAGCGGAAAGATCCGCCCGCCGCGCCGATGACGACTGAAACCGCGGCACCGATCGTTCGGCGCTCCTACCGAGACCGTCACCCCCGGGAGGACGACCGCTAGTGCGGATTCTCGGCTACGAGGTCAGCTTCGTCAAAGCCGCGCCGCCGAACCTGTCGCCGCCCATGTCTACGACGGGCGGCTGGTGGCCGATCGTCCGGGAGCCGTTCCCCGGCGCCTGGCAGCGCAACTCGGAACTGCGTGTCGACACCGCGCTCTCGAATGTCGTCGTCTTCCGCTGCGTCGCGCTGATCTCGTCGGACATCGCCAAGCTGCGCGTGCGGCTGGTCGAGCAGAAGGAAAGCGGCATCTGGGTCGAAACAACCTCCCCAGCTTTCAGCCCGGTTCTGACCCGGCCGTGCCCGTGGCAGACCAGCGTGCAATTCTGGGAGCAATGGATCAGTTGCAAGCTCAATTGGGGCAACACCTACGCCCTGAAAGAGCGCGACAATCGGCAAGTCGTCGTCGCCTTGTATTTGCTCGATCCGCAGCGGGTGAAACCGCTCATCGCGCCGAACGGCGACATTTTCTATGAGCTGCAGACGGATTACCTCGCCGGGCTGGGAAAGTCGGTGATCGTCCCAGCCAGCGAAATAATCCACGACCGGATGTGCGCGTGGTTTCATCCTCTGGTCGGCCTGCCGCCGCTGTACGCAGCCGGCCTCGCGGCCAGTCAGGGTCTAAAGATCCAGAACCATTCAAACGCCTTTTTTGCCAATGGCGCGCAGCCGGGCGGCATCCTGACCGCTCCTGGCCGCATCCCGCCGGAGAAGGCAAAGGAGATCAAGGAGAAATGGCAAGACGGCTTTACCGGCAACAACGTCGGCAAGGTCGCGGTGCTAGGCGACGGGCTGGCATACCAAGCGATGGCCGTCAACGCCGACGACTCGCAGCTCATCGAGCAATGGAAGCTGACTGCGGAAATGATTTGCGCCGCTTATGGCGTGCCGCCTTACAAGCTCGGCTTCGGCGAGCGTTCCCGCGGGCTCAGCGTCGAAGCGCTCGACCAGCAATACTATTCGCAGACGCTTCAGTACCACATCGAGTCGGCGGAAGCCTGCCTCGACGACGGGTTGCGACTGCCGGCTAATTACGGCAGCGAATTCGACCTCGAAGGTCTGCTGCGCATGGACACCGCGGCGAAGGTCAAGGCGATTGCCGACGCGGTTGGCGCCGGCGTCATGAAACCGAATGAGGGGCGCGCCAAGCTCGGCTACGCGCCGGTCCCGGGCGGCGACACCCCTTACCTACAGGTCCAAAACTACAGCCTGGCCGCGCTCGACAGACGCGATCAAAACGAGCCGGCGCCGGGATCAGCTGGCGGGCCGTCTGCTACTCCGGCGCAGCCGGACCCAGCACCGCCGCCCGACGATGGCGAGCCGCTCGACGACGGCGAGGGCAGCGCCGACGATACACAGGCCCGGCATCTCAGATTGGTGCGCGCAACTCTGGCAGCTTCGGTCAAACATGCCCGACTCCTCGCCCCTACCTGAAGACGTGCTCGCCGATGCGCTCGGCATCGTCGTCGCAGAGATCCGGGCCGGCTGGCTGCGAGACCTGGACCACATCAAGGCCGAAGCCTTGGCCGTGGTCTCGACCAACAGCGCCGCCGTCGCCGAGGTCAGAGCCGAGGTCGCGACTCTGCGATTGCAGGCGCGCGACATCACCGGCGTGCCGGGCGACAACGGCGAACGCGGCGACAAGGGCGAGCCCGGCGAGGCGGGAAAGGATGGCCGCGGCATCCTGGCGCTCGACATCGCTTCGGACGGGCAACTCGTCGTGACCTTCAGCGACGGCGAAACCAAGCGGCTTGGCCGTGTCGTCGGAGCCGATGGTGTCGGCATCGCCAGCATCGAGCGGCGCGACGGCCGGCTTTTCTTCGAGCTCGACGACGACCGGGTTTTCGACGCGGGCGACATCGCCGGCGATCCTGGCGAGCCGGGGCCGCAAGGCCCGCCCGGCAACGATGGCATTGCTGCCAGCACCGATCTCATCAAGGCGGTGGTCGAGCTCGACGTCCACAAAGCGGTGCAGGCGATCCCCATTGCGAAGGACGGGAAGGACGGCAAAGACGGGATCGACGGCAAAGACGGGATTAACGGAAAGGATGGCCGCGACGGCGTTGACGGGCTCAGCTTCGAGGAATTTGAGGAAACCTTCGACGGCGAGCGCACGATCACCCGGATCTACCGGCGCGGCGATAAGGTCATCGCCGCTAAGACCTACAAATTGCCGGGCTTCATCTATCGCCGCGTTTGGAAGGATGGCGGCGACTATGACCGCGGCGACATGGTGACGTTCCGCGGCTCCCTCTGGCATTGCAATGAGCCGACCAACACGCGGCCCGAAGACGGCAATACGGCCTGGACCCTCGCGGCCAAGCGCGGCGCCGATGGCAAAGACGGCAAGAATGGCGACACCGGGCCGCGCGGTCCGGAAGGCCGGGCCGGCCGGGATCTGACGCAAGTCCTCCCCGATGGCAAAAAGTATTAGGCCGGCATGTACGGGCTGCTGATCGTCAAAACACCGCCAGCCGATGCGCCGGTCACGGTTGCCGATGCGGCGGCGCATCTGCGACTCGACCAGGAAGACCCGGTGCTCGAGGGCATGATTGCCGCCGCGATGCAGAAGATCGAATCCTGGACTCAGGTGACGCTCGCAAAGACCGAATACATCTGGACGATGACCGAGCAGCCGCCGGTCGTCACCGGGCTCAACTGGATTCAGGTCCCGTTCGGCTCGCCCCGGATCGAACTGCCGCGCTATCCCGTTCAGTCGGTCGACTCGGTTGTCACCTTCACCCAGGCCGGCGATCAAACCCTGTTGGATGCCGCGGCCTACAGCGTGGACATGAGCCTGGGCCCGGCCCGGCTCAACGTCGGCTCGCTGCCGTGGCAACTCTCGGTGATCTTCACCGCCGGCTTCGACGACGGCAAAGCGCCGCCGACCCAACTGCTGATGGTCAAAATGCTGACCGCGCATTTGTACGAGCATCGCGGCGACGACGACGCACCCGAGCTCCCGAAAGCGCTCGACATCATGCTCGATGACTACCGCGCCGCGGTCTGGTGATGCCAAGCAACCCCGCCGGCGGTCTAACCAATGGCAACGGCGTCGGGTCGCTGCGCTGGCTGGTGACGCTCTATCGCCGCATCCAGTCACCGGGGCCGAGTAGCGGGATCAGCGAGGATTTCCTGCCGCTCGCGACGGTGCACGCCGACATTCAACCGACCTACGCGACGACGCATTACCTCTCGGCCCAGGTCGATATTCCGATCACACATCTGATCCGACTGCGCTGGCTCGACTACGTCGAGAACGTGGTTGTGGTTATGCGCAGCACCACCCGACCCAACGATGGCACGATCCGGACCGAACTGTTCCGGGTTCGCCGGGTCAAAGAGGTCGGCGGTCGAAAGCGCTTTTGCGAACTCGAATGCGAGCTCGAAAGCGTCAAGACCACCGACGGCGACAGCGACGCCGAGCGAGAAAGCGCGTTTGCTGAGAATCCGCAACTACCCCTTCATTGAAAGGACGACGGAGTCATGAGTGACCGCGACCAGTCGATCAACCCGAACGAACAGCACCCCGGTAAAGAGCAGCCCGGCCAGCCCGGCCAGCCCGCTCAACAGCCCGGTCAGCAGCAGCCTGGTCAAACGCCGCAGCCTGGCCAGCCGGGACACCAGCCCGGTCAACACCAGCCCGGCCAGCAGGAGCCCGGCCAGCACGAGCCGCCAAAGCAGGAGCCGTAAGCCGGTGGCGCTGGGCGACTCCCTGCTTCAGTTCTTCGGCGCTGAAAACCCGGTGGGTCGCCCATTCGCGGACCTGGCGAGACATATCGTCGACACCTTGCCGCGTAATCCCGAGCGCACCGTCGCCCTGCGAAAGCTGCTCGAAGCGAAAGACTGCGCGATCCGCGCCAGCCGTTACGTCGTCCCCGCAAGAGGCGGATGAGCACCCTTGAGCTAAAGGTCACTCATTGGGGCCACGTTAAGCTCGACAAAAAGGAAGTGCGCGCCTTGATGCGCGCCGCCGGCACCGACGTCAAGAACAAGACCCGGCGTCTGATAAGTCAGAAGGCCGGCTCCGGCAGGCGGTACCGCAAAAACTACAAGGCTTCAGCACCGGGCAATCCGCCCATTCAACACACCGGCGCGCTGCGCGATTCGCTCAAGGTCTACACCTACAAGTCGGGCGAGGGCTTCACGGTTCGCGAGCTACAGTTTTACTCGCTGTTCCTTACGATCGGCGGTCGCGGCGGCGGTCGCGCTCCCGGTGGCGGCAAGGGCAAGCGCCGTCATCGTCGCGGTATGAAACAGCCCTCGTTTATCGGGCAGCGCGTGTTTCTGCCGCGTCCGCACCTTGACCGGGTTATCGCCGAACAGGCTCCGGAGATCGACAGGCGGGTTCGCGAGGCTCTCGAAAAGGGCCTGAAGTGGCAAGAGACGAAATGATCCTGGGGGCGACGATTGAGCAGCTGCGCACCTACTGCCCGCCATTTGGCGGCCGCGTGGCCGGCGCCGCCGACTTCACTCACGGGTTAATCAATTACAACGAAAACATGGCGCTGCCCGCCGCCTACGTCGTGGCGCTCGACCAGGAAGTCGAGACCGCCAACAAAAACATGGTCGGCTACTGGCAGATCGTCCGGAAGACAATCGGCGTCATCGTCGAACTCGACGCCGGCGATCGTCGAGGCCAAAAGCCGGCGATGCAATACGACGAGATCGAGGCGGCGCTGTTTTCCGCGGTGCTCGGTTGGGCGCCGGTCGAGTGCCGCGTCCCCGGCAAGAGCGGTTACGAGTTCCTCGGCGGCCGAGTGCTCGATCTGGACCGAGCCCGACTGTTCTACCAATGGGAGCTCCTGCTCGAATACACCCTCACCGACGAAGATGGCTGGCAGCAGCCGGCCGGCGACGACCTGGTGGGCATCGAGGTCGATGTCTACAGCAAGGAAGGCGCGGTGCCGGTCGAGCCCGACGACATCCCCGCCGCGATCATCGTCATCCCGACCTCGAACCAACCGGCGGTCGAGCCAGCACCATTGGAGGAAGAAGTGGAGGGGCAGAAATGAAAGTAAAACTCGCCGAGGGTCGCCGGCTGCGCGATCCCATTACCAAGATGCACCTGCAGCCGGATCAGGTCCGCGACGTGCCGGGCAATATGTACTGGGCCCGGCGTCTGCGCGACGGCGACGTGGTGCTCGTCGACGACAAAGCCGCCGCGCCGCCGCAGGAGCAGCAGCCGGCTCCGGTTCCACCAGACGAAAAGACCACCGGGGAGGACCTGTAAATGGCGATCAATTTCACGTTCTACCCTGACAGCAACCGGGTCCCCGGCGTCTACGTCGAAATGGACCCCTCGCAGGCCAACACGGCGCAGACCTTCCAGCGCTCGCTCGTGCTCGGTCAGATGGGCGCCGATGGCGTCGCCGAACCGCTGGTGCCCATCGAGGTCGAGAGCCGGCAACAGGTGCAACTCGCTTGCGGGCGCGGCTCGATGCTCGCGCAAATGGCCGAGAACTATTTGCTCGGCGACAACTTCGGCGATCTCTGGCTGCTGCCGATACCGGACGCAGCCGCGGCGCAGGAGGCGACGGGAACGGTTGCATTCGCCGGGACATGCTCGGTCCCCGGAACGCTCAACCTCTACATCGGCGGCGTCCGGGTGCAGGTCGGTGTGAACCTCAACGATAACGGCACCACGATCGCCGGCAACTTGGTCGACGCAATCGACTTGTTGCCTGACCTGGCGGTGACAGCCGATGCGGCGACCAGCACGGTAACGCTGACCGCGAACCATAAGGGCGAAGCCGGCAACGACATCGACATCCGGGCCAATTACTACGGGCTCGCCGGTGGCGAATACACGCCGGCCGGGATCACCCTGACGATCACGCCGATGAGCGGCGGCACGGCAAATCCGGACATCACCCCGGCGCTCGCCGGCCTGTCGGATCACACCTTCGACTTCATCGTGACGCCGTACACGGACACGCCAAATCTCGACGCGATGGAAGCCTTCCTTTCGGACTACCAGGGGCGGTGGTCTTGGGAGCAGATGCTCTACGGCGGCTGCTTCTCAGCCTATCGCGGGACGCTCGGCGAGCTCACCGCATTCGGCACCGGCCGCAACGACCAGCACATGAGCATAATGGGCTTCAACGACTCGCCCGACACGGTCTGGAATTGGGCGGCGCAGATCGGCGCCTACTCCGCCGCGTCGCTGCGGGTCGATCCCGGCCTGCCGCTGCAATACATCGGAACCCGCCTCAAGGCGCCACCGATCG